TGACTTTTAATCAAGGTGTCCGGAGTTCGAATCTCCGATGGGTCACCAAAAAATACCCACTTATACCGCCATTTAAGGCGGTTTTTGTTTTACCCTATAATTTATACCTTGATACCAACAAGATACCAACAGAGGGCAAAATAGAGCCTTATATATATAATAGGTAGGTTGTTGAAGTGATAATGATGTGATATTGATGTGATATCGTGATTTCCTAACTTACGATATCACATGATTTGACTTTTCCGCTTGTTCTCGGTCATAAACCAAGCGAGAATGTACAAGGGGGAAAAAAAAAGAGGGAGATGGGTGTACACCCTTTCTCCCCCCAATCGCTCATGCACCTTTGTTCGTTACTTCACTATTGTTTTTACAAGGGTGAGCGAAATTATATATGATTTTTATCAGTTGGTACATTTACGATTCCAAATCCGCAGAGGATTGGGCATAAAAGGTTCAGGAATGTATCAACCTCGGATGAGATATCTATTGCACCACCACTAACAGTTTTTACAATCCAAACAACCATTGCACCCATTGACAACCATAATGCCCATGACTTAAATCTGTTCTGCATAGCTTCCTCCTACTTCTGTATAAAATAATCATTTAAGAGGTTCAATGCCCTCTCAAGTTCTCCGTTGGGTTTCTCGCCTTTGACCGACAACACAAGAGGGAGTAATACCTGCATGGTTACCTTGTGACCCTCTTCAAGTCTGTCAATCTTCTCTTCCAATCTGTCTGTGCGAGTCTGTACTCCCATGCGGTGCACAAACGCATTCACCAATATGGTGATAATTGCGATCACTACACCAATTACTATGCCCTCTACCATCGTGTGCCTCCGAAGTAATTAAATACCCAGTACAACAACAGGCATCCGAACAGAACACCTGTTATCGTTATCATTATTTCCATTGTCCACCAAGTGCGGTTATCGTGTTCTTTCCGGCAATACCATCAACCTTGAGGTAATAAGGTTTACCGCTATGGTCAACTTGAAATCTGCGTATCGCACGATCCGTTTCCGAACCAAGACTTCCGTCCGCTCCGTACTTGGCAAGAGTGTATCCCTTTTTCATCAGGAGTTTCTGCAACTCTTTGACATCCTCGCCTTTCATCCCTTTTTTAAGGTTGCGTGTAAAGACATACCCCTGCGGTTCATCATCCCACTTGATATTGAGTCTGCCAAACGCATTCCAAGATGATGAAACACTTGAGGAAACAACACCATATGCCCTGCCTTTTGCCTCTACTATCTTTCCATTGACATAGATGCCGACATGATGTGCCTTGCCATCCTTGACCTTGAAACACAAATCTCCATCCCTTAAATCATGTTTGGAGATTGCGGTTGTATAGGATTTATAAAGTCCGTTTGCGGTTGTATCAAATCCTTTCGGTTTTGCACCGCATTCAACCAATGCCCAACAGACAAGTCCGCTACAATCAAATGCCCTCGCACCTTTGATGTCCTTGCGTTTAAGGTACATCTCATATGCCTTTTTATAGTTGGATTCGGAATCCTCTTTCCGTTTAATCCACTCGGCATTGATAGAAGTGAGTAATTCGCCCTGTCCTCCAAGAACATATATTCCGATTCCGCTCTGCCCACTCGCAAGAGAGGTGAATTGTTTTATTGTTGCCATCACCCTATCTCCTTTATCTTCCCATTCACATACTCATACTGATGGTCTAATAGGTCTATAATCTGTGCGTTCTGTTCAGCGGTTATCTCTATGTACCCTTTTGGTATCTCGTCAACATAAACGACAAATCTTTCAATGATTCTATTGTCTTTAACTTTGATATAATACTTCATCTTTTTGCCCTCCTATGCGAACCAAATAGTGTCAAGTCTTGAATAGGTAACAGAACCACCAAAACTTGTCAAGGGTGATATAGAAAATGCCGATGTTCCTGCAAATACTCCACAGATAGTTATACCAACACTTACACCATTCGGTACATAACAGGTTGTCTGTGAGCCGTTAAGTGCCACAGACATAAACCCTTGTGCATTGGGAGTTATTTTCACATAACCAAACTGCACCCCATATGATGCACTTGATGGTTTATTGATAGTTCCCAAACTAAGTGTGCCACCATTACTTAATGTTCTAGTTGTTGAGTTTTCCACAGTACTTAAAGGAAAACCGCCCCATAACTGTCCGTCACCACCATCAAGATATAACTGGTTTGTTGTATTGTTGTATCCATAAGGTCGGAGTGCAATGTATCCGCCTGATGCTCCGTATATCACAATATTCCCATTTGATGCACAGGTAATCGCAGTTTTAATATTACCGTTAACAAGTGACCCAATTCGCACAAAATCGCTTATTCTGTCATGATATAATATACCTTTTGAAGTACCGTTATCTTGTATAATAACTTGTGCGTTTTCTGTAACACCATTGGCGTAATACCTTTGTGATGTCATACTAGAAGTGCCTAATGAAGAATATATACTCGTTAAGTTTCCACCACTTATCTGCACAACTGCAAGTTCTAACTGATACAGAGTATCCGTATCGTTAATATTGCCTCGTGTAAGTGCAGGAAATGTTGTTGTCGCAGATTCAACAAATGTGGTGTACCATTGTGAACCCTCACTCTGTGTAAGGTCATAGTTCATGATGACTTGAATGTATCCTGTCTGTAATGTTCTGCCACTCAAATCAACATTGGTCGCACCATCTACCTGACATACTCTGCCATAAGCGATGAATTCACCACTTTGGATGACAAGGTCATCGCCACTTATGTTCATTAAACATCCCCATAAGATGCCATCGCCATGATGCGATGCGTATAATCCACCATCGTTTTTGGGTGTGACATTTTGTCCGCTGAATGTTACTCCTTTAAAAGGCATATTTTATTCCTCCTACAATCTGTTTAAGAACGGATACTGCGTTTGCAGTTCTCCGCATTCCACTTCTATGTATTTACTTCCTTTTGTATGTATTATTCCGCTCACATATGAGTTGAATATCTTTCCGTCCATCCTCAACTTTAATCGGTCATATATCTCAAAATGCGAATCGGTCAAGAATGATATCTTGTGACTATAATAGTTTTTCGCAAACTCATCTTTAACATCATCGGTGATGTCTGCGATCTCGTTGACCACAAGAGTTGTCCAATCGCCTTGCACTCTGTCCGCATCGGCAGGTTTTGTTGTGGTCGCAGTTCCGTCTGTCTTGAGATACCAATTTGAGTATGCGGAATTCTCCTCACAGAACACAGTTATCTTGCCCACAACTTGATTTGATATAGTCTGTTCGGTGATGATGTACCTCGGATTGGACATATCAATGTTGTGGATGCCGAAACTCTTTTTATAGATGTTCAACACTAACTGCGTTCTGTTAAAATCCCACTCGCAAACGATGTCCTGTAATCTTCTCAACTTGGATGTGTAACTCTTGATATTAAAGATGTTGTCATCCAAGTCAGGTTTACAGTTACCACTTGTATGGGATAACGCATTGACCGACAGAAACGGCACTTTGTATAAATCATCGGTGCAGTTCGTGTAGTTGGTATCAATTAGATCCTTGAGGTAGTCCTCCATATAGGTGTATGAGGTTGCCGAATAGAACATATCCCTTGAGAACAACTTAATCGCCTGTTCAACGGATATCTCTGTTCTGCCTCCGTCAATGTCTACCTCGGTGACTATCCCAACAAACGGCATACCATCAAACATCAAAAAATCTCCCTCGTTAATGGGAGATTTCTGTGTCGGAATCGTTATGGTTGAAACTGTATCATAGATGGATTCATGTATCTCATAATCCACCGCACTCACCATCGTTTTAGTGATGAATGAGTTCTTGTCTTTAATAAATACAATCATCTTTATACACTCATGAAATACTCATATACTTTGATACTTGCCGATGTTCCTGTTAAGACATCCGCTTGCAGAACCGCCTTGATGGTTTGGTTCGGAGGGAGTAAAAAGAACGACGGATAATCTGCGTTGAGTCCGATCTGTTCTGTGATGTCATCTACCACACCGCTCACAGATTGATATATCCCTGCCGATGTCGGCACACTTGAGTATTTGACATAATCTCCGGCAAGTACCGAAATACTTGAGAGGTCAATCTCGCCTATTTTAGATCCGCTTGCGTAGAACTCCATCACAGGCGATGAGATTGCACCATAGATGGTTATCTCAAGTCCTGAATCCATCTGTGCAGGTATTTCAAATTCTATCTCGCCTGCAACTGCGGTGTTTGAATAAGTATAGTCATATTTGTATGCGTAGCTGTTGCCACCATACTGTTTGATTGAGGATCCTAAATCACCGCTCAAGTCTATATTTAACTCATACGGCAGATACATCGGTGTTTTCGGCAACATTGAAATTGAACATTGGAGAGTGCCGTTTTCCTCTATCTCGGATTTCTCCACATACTCAATATCAATGTCCACATAGTACCAAGTGTTCCCCTTTGGCGAGTATGCAAGTCTTAACCCCTCACTTGATGAAATGTAATCCATGAATGCCTTGTACTGCGTGTAAGGGTCTTTGAAAAACACAAGAACTCCTGTCTTTGCGGTCTGCGATACTGCGGAGTTCATTTCAAAGAAGAACCCATCGGATTCCATGTAGTCCTTATCGTACTGAAAACCCAATCCGCTCGGTTGCCACAGGAATGCCCTTGTCATGTCATTAATGAGGTTGTATTTCTGTCCGTCTGCGTTTATAAGATAGAATTGCCTCATAATGTGCCTCCTGTTCGTTTGGCAAACTGTCTGCCGACTATATCGGTTATCCTACCGCCCACTCTGTTGAGTTCGGCATCGTTTAGTTCTTTGACCACTTGGACAGGTGCGTTGATTACAACATTTCCGCTCTGCCCAACACCGACACTCCTCAAGATCCCTGCGAGTCTGTCAAGAGGCAAAACAACCTCCGGACCTGCCTCACCTACACCAATGACAGATGGCGATGTAAATATACCGCCTTTTCTGTACCATTCAATGTGCCCCAAATCAGGCGGGAACTTATTCATGTTGCCCTCTTTCCAACGGAGTTTCGGCAACCTTATGTTCTTGAATGCCCTTGTGATCGCATCGCCAATGCCTGACAACCAACTTGTTATCCTGTTCGGCAAATTTTGGAACTCGGTCTGTACATTACCAAAAAATGTTGTGATGCCTGTCCATGCATCGCCATTCAACCCAAACGCACCTGAAACATCGCCTGAAATGAGTGCAAATGTTGAGTTTGCCAATCCCTCAAGAGGTCCGAACTGTGCCGTCGCATCCTTGAAGAATGTATCAAAGTCCTGACCTGATGCCTTCATGTTCTCATCAACCGCTTTGAATATCGCAGGCATACCGCCTGTAAATGCGGTCTTGAGTAATCCTGCACTTAACTGTCCTTTGTTTGAGAACGATTCGGTGTCTTTGGTTGCGGTCTTTATTTTCTTGTCAAAATCATCAACAGGTTTCCCTATATCTGTAAAGAAACCAAGAATGTTAGTTAATCCCTCAACGAGTGTCGGCAGAGTGTTGGCAACAAACTCTGCGATGGCAGGCAGGGCATCAACTAATGCATCAATCAATGCCTCTAACTGTCCTGATTCCACCAACTGTTTTAATGCACCGCCAACCGCCTCAACTATGGTCGCAAGTGCCTCGCCAATCTTACCCAACGATTCCTGTACTTCAGGTCTTGCCAACTGTTCCGAAAGCCAATTCGTTATGTCCTCAATGACAGGAGATAACTTTTCAACTATCGGCAGGAGTGCCATCCCCAACTGTGCCTTGATGGAATCCAATGAATCCTTTGCCCTGTTGAGGTTGTCTAACTGTTCAGGTGACATTATGAGTCCAAGATCCTCTGCCTCCTGACCCAAGTCTTTTATCGCACCTGACCCTGCATCAATTAACGGATTCAGTTCTTGGAACGACCTGCCGAAGATTTGGTTTGCGAGAATGTCTGCCTGTGTTTCATCTTCTACTCTGCCAAGTGCGTCAATGACATCGTAGAATATATCCTCGGATTTTCTGAACTGTCCGGATGCGTTATATACGGATACACCTAAACTCTCAAACGCACCTACTGTGTCCTCGTTGCCTTTTTGGTACTGTTTGAGCGACCTTGTGAGTTTGCCAAGCGATGACCCCATCGTTTCGGCAGATACATCAATCAGTTCGGATGCGTATCTCCATTTCTGCAAGGTGTCGGTATCAATGCCGTACTTCCTTGCATCGGTGTTTATTTCATCCGCAGTTTCAAAATACTCGTTGACTATCCCTGCGATCTTTTTGCCGAGATTAACTGCGTGTTGTATCGCACTCTGTATAACAGAACCAATATTCCTTACAATGTTTGTAAACGATGACAGATTGATTGCGGTTGTGTTGAACCCACTTCCGACCTTTTTGGATGAGTTCTGTGCATCAGTACCCATCTCCTTGAAATCTGTGCCTGTTTCATCTGCCTCATGACCTAAATTATCAAGGTCTTTTTTGGCATCCTCGGTCTGTTGTTCAAATGTCTTTAACTGCGATTCTGTGAGTGCGATCTCTCGCTGAAATGCACGATATTCCTCTTCAGGTATCTTGCCCTCTTTGAACTGTTGGTCAACCTGTTCCTGTGCATCCTTTAATGTTTGGAGTTTGTTTCTCGTTTCCTCAACCTTTTTGGTCAGGACATCAAACTTCTGTTGTAGGAGAACCGCATTGTGAGGGTCAAACTTCAGCTGTGAGTTGATTTGTTTGAGTTCGCTTGACAGAGAACGAGTCTTTGAGTCTATCTGTTTTAATGCGTTATTTAATGGTGTAGGGTTGGCATCAATCTCAATGGTGATGCCCTTAATGTTATTTGCCATTTACAAATACCTTTTTATATCCTCTTGGGTTGCCTTGATTTTTCTCTCTCCGTCAGGAATAGTTTCACTCAAGGCATCCATTAACATCCCTATTGTTACTAATTCAAAGTCTTGGACAGAAAACCCATGCGACACCGCTGACATCATCAGCGATTGTGTGGTTAGTCTGCCCCCTTTGGGTTTTTTGGTTTTATAGTTGTTGTAGAGGTGAGGTTCGCAAGGATGAGTTCCATGCAATCGCCCAAAATATCAAGAACAGGGAACATCTCTATTTTGTCAAACCAATCCTCAAAACTTGGGAGTGATTTGTCATAGGTCTTTGCCATTGTCCATATGAGTCTTGCCACTCCAAGAGAATCAAGGTTTGTAAAGTCCTGTGTAGATCCTGCCTTGACTATCGCTCCTGCCACTTCCATGATGTCCTTGTTGAACTCACTTCTGTAGATTACCATGTTCATTGCAGATGCCCTTAACGGCACATCTTTTCCGTCTATCTGTATTATCTTTTCCATGTCTATCCTCCTATCTAAAATGAGAGGGAGCGGATAGGAACACTCCCTCTCGGTGTAACACCCTCAAATATGAGGTGTGTTCTACTCTTCGTATACTGCCGTGAACCAATTTGCGATGGTTGATGTTGCAGTATCATCGGTTGTCTGTGCCTTAATATCGCCTGTGTCAGGTCTGGGCGATATCGTGATGTTAAGGGTTGTTGTCTGCGGTGTCTGTGTATCTTCAATCGTGTGTGCGTTCTCGTTAGGTCTTGATACTTCGCAATAATAGAAACATCTTAATGTTTCCGTTGCATCGCCATCAACCTGATACAACATAGCGAAGGGAGAGAATGTATCGTTTGATGTTTCCATAAGGATATCATCGGCATTCTTTGTCTGCCCAAGTATGTCGGTCTTGAACCAATCAGGGAGAAGTGCGATCTCAAGAGTTCCGGAGAATCCTGTGTTTCCACCTGTTGCCCTGTAATATGCAATGTTGTCTGCATAGAATATATTGTCACTACCGCTTGTATCACTTGATATCGCTAAATCCACACCGCCATAAAGTCTAACAGGGCTCCCATACGAAACACTTCCGTCCTGTGCCTTTGTCGCTTTGGCGATATATACATTAGTGAGTCCAAACTCAACTGTGTTTGCCATTTATCTGCCTCCTAATTTTTGTACTAATAATTTTGGGAGTTGGTTTTGCACCCATTCCTCCATCGGTTTGATGTGAGGAATCGCATCTGCCTTGCCCACCACTCGTTTTGTGCCGTTTTTAACTACATGACCGAATTCAAGTAAGTGAGTAAGTCTGTAATGTTTTTTGTTGTAGATGGTGTATGTGTAAGAACCCAGCTTGCCTTGTTCCTGTTTCACCGCCCAAGACTTTGAGTATTTGCCTCGGTCATATTTGCCGAATGCCACTCTCTTGAGTTTGGAAACAGTATCATCTGCGATTTCCTTACCGCAAGTGTTGTAAGTGTCCATGACCTCTTTTGAATAGTCCTGCAAGACATCATTCAGTTGGGTCATGAGGTCTTTGCCTTTACCCATTTGTTTCCTCGGTTTCGTAGGTTTCAAAGGAATATGCGATTTGGAACATCTGTTCTGTGTCTATGAACGATTCCACCTTGTTATAAGGCGGTAATATCGCCTCTAAACTCCTCTCTAACGGAGGATTCTTGGTGTCGCAGTATAATTCAACCTGCCATGAATTGACCTGTTTATAAACGGAATTATCTGCAAATTCGTTGTCGGTAGAATCAACAAAGAATACGATATAAGGCAATGTTTGAGGTGTCTTAAACACTCTGTATGCCACAGGGATTCCTAATGTCTTTAAGAGTGTATTTAATGATTTAACATTCATACTCCGACCCTCATTTCTGCGTAGAGTTCCATCGTGTCATCCCTTTGATATGTTCTGTATATGAGGTATCTCTTTCCGTTGTACTCAACGATTTGTTCTCCGTTGTAGTCATCAAAAAAGATGTCAAAACGAAAAGAGGGTCTGTGACCCTCTCTTCCTGCGGAATAAAATTCATTTTGACTTATGGAGTATACTTCACAGAACACCTCGGTTTTGGTTTCCTGTGCAACATCGTTGCCGTATACGTCTTGGGTGAATGTTTCTGTTATAAGATTAAGAACATCACTCATTTAGATCGCCCCAATCCGTGTACCCTGTTGCCATAGAGAGTTGTGCCTTTTGTTCATCGTATGACTTCTTAAGGTTTGCGTACTCTCTGTCGGATACTCTCCAAAACCTCACTTTGCAGTAAGTAATAACTGCGGTTTGAACTACATCATCTACTGTGTCAAATTCAACTCCTGCGAGATTCAAATCCTGCATGGCAGATTCCATTAATGATTCAATCTCTCCATCATATGCGTTTGTTTTGACCCTTAATGCGGTCTTTACATCTGCCAATGTCATTTTTTGTTCTCCTTGTAAGTGAGATAGAAATTCTCATCAATCACAGTATGACCAACATGACCAAGTTTGATTTGAGGGTCGCAGATGATTTTGTATCCGCTCTGCCTCGCCCTCCAACAGAATGCCAAGTCCTCGCCAACACCTTTCATCGGATTGAACATCTGCGTGTGTTGTAATACCACAGATAAAATCGCATCTGTCGGCATCAGTACACAACCGAATCCGCATCCTCCGACTTCAAAGGGTTTATCAGGTATCTCCTTGAAATCCGTCCATTCGCAACCTTTGTCTGTCATCTCTAATTTCTCAAACAGTACAGGCGAGAACGGAGCGGATCTCCGGAAATACAACCCTGTCAAGATCGTGTTAGGTTCAATCTCATCCATCATCCTGATGAGTATGTCAGGTTCAAAAACCATGTCCGAATCCAACCAAAAGATGTAATCCGCACCCATACTCACCGCCTTTTTTGAGAGGTTATCTCTTGAAGTGTAGATGAGTGAACCCACTTGGAATGCGATTGCACATTCTCCGACCTTTTTCAACATTGCCAATGATTGACAAAACTGTGCAGGAACTTGATCCATGCATGGTACTGCAATTAATGTTTTCATCCTATCTATTCTCCTGTTATTGGTGTGTTATTTCTGCACCTTTACGAATGCGTCAGGGGCAACAACACCAAGTCCGACAAACTGTCTGCCGATTATATCAACCATGTCGGCAGATGCACCGGACATATCGTCAAACTTGAACTTGATTTCACCGCCATTCGGGAAGTTGGCGATTGCACCATGACCAAAGTCACCGACTATCATGTAGGTGTCACCTGTCGTTGCAACTGCGTATGCAGGGAGGTCATTGCAGAATACTTTGTCAAGTCCTTCAAAGGGGTCATAAGCGTAGTTCGCCTTTGCCTGTGCAGACTTGATTGCACCCCATGTTGACCTATTAAGAACAACAACAGGATTTGTTGCCTCTGCGGACAGTTCTGCCATTGCCTTTGCAACTGTGTCTATGCCAACTGTTCCCTCTGTAACAACAGGAACTGACGGACAAGTTGCCGTTGATACTGTGCCACAAGCCTCTATGATGCCAAGAAGAACCTGACTTGCCTTTTTAGAAATCTGATAGGCAACTTCATCATAAATGTACTCAAGAAAATCTGCCGGAGCGAGATCCAGTGCCTCATCGCTAATTCTTACGAGTTTCTTTATTGAAGAAGCGGTGAGCGTAACGGCTCCTAACAGGAGGTTCTCCGGATTTATTGCATTGCCACCCTCTGTGTGAACAACCGCACCATCGGAGGACAGTTCAAATCCAACCTTGAGGTTGCCCTTGATGTATGTCTTACGGACAAGGTTCATGATGGCATCTCTTTCCCAAGCGGTCTTGACAATGTCATATACCATATCAGGAACGAGAACTGTGCCACCGCCATTCTCGGACAGTAATGCCCTGCACTCTGTTGCATCTTCCGTCTTGATGTACTTTGCGTATGCGTCAATGTATTCCTTAGAATTTCTTACTTCAACTGTTTCTGTCATTTCTGTTTTCTCCTTTTTTTCTATGACTTCACCTTTGCCCTCAATGACCGCACTCATTTCTGCCTTGCGTACTTCTGCCTCAAGTTCTTTTTCTTTCTGTTCGGCAATCAGTTCGGCTTTGCGTGTCTTGAGTTCTTTTGCCTCTTCTATGAGAGATTTGAGGTCTGCATCCTCGGAGGTCATCGCCTCACGGATTTCTGCACTCCTCGTTTCAATTTCCTTGATTGTCATCGTTTGCCTCCAATTCATTGAGTAATGATGTCAGTTCATTGAGGTCTGCGTCTCGCTCGGCTTTTGCCTCGGCTTCGGCTTTCGCACTCTCCAGTACGGACTTGGCATTCTCCAATGCCTCCTCATCGCCTCTCGCTTCTATTGATGTGGATTCATAGGCAGGGTAGGTAACACTTGATACCTCATAAATTCGCCCCACATCGGTGATTCTACGCAGGGGTCTTTCCTCATCCGAAAAATCCCATTCTTCGCCTCGTACTGTCATCATGAAACTCATGCCGGAAATATCGCCTCTTTTAACTGCGGAATACAATGCCCTCGCCTCTGCGTTGTTTTCGGTATCCAAATTGGCTCGGATGTCCATGCCCTCTTCACCTACTGTCAACTGCATCGTTGAGTTCTCGTTGTTGTTCCTACTGCGTGCAAGAGGAATCATTTCCGTATTGTGGTTTATTAAAAAACGCACATCCTTGAGGTCTGTCTTGGATAGTGCGTTCTTATCAATTACTTCTGTGAAAAGTCCGATGTCTGTGGGTTTTTCAAATACTATCGCTCTGCCCTCAACATAATCTCCGTACTTTTCATTGTTCTGTGCGTTCACATCAAATGTGAAACTACGAGTTATTTTCTTCTCCATTGTTTTCCTCTCCTAATTTGTCATCTACTGAATAATATTCGCCACGGATAACCGCAGTATCCCCATTCGGAATCGGAGGATAGTTGAACAGTTCTCTCATCTCGTTGATGGTCAACATTCCTCGGTCACCCAACTCCTTTGCCATCTGTACCTTTGCCGTTGTACTCATGTACTGCAATCTGTTGGCATCCACTCGGACATAACTTCCGTATGACCTTTCAAGGTCTGTGTAGATCGCACCGCTCATCGCTTCCGACAGACTAATGGCAAAATTTTCCACGCATCCGTTAAAGAACGCATCTAACTGTTCCCCAGTTGCACTATTATTGATGACCGCCTCGTTCACTCCGAAATAGTCCTCAACGCTCTTTTGAATGAGTTTTATCTCTTCGGCATCAACTGTGTATGCCTTTGAATTAATCTGTTGTATGTTCTTATAGGTGTTAGGGAACAGGAGGAGTCCTCCATAACCATTGACCTCATCCGAAAAGTTGTTTTTGTTATACCTGATGCGTTCCTTTTTGAGATCCTCACTTTTTATGAAGTTATCGGTCTGCCCAATGAAGCGAATTGCGGAGTTTTCTTTAACTGCGTTTGCCACCGCCTGTTTGGACATATGCGACAATTTGAGGGTGTCATCTAATGCATGATTTGATGAACCAAAGAAATCATCCTCATACTGAAACCTCGTTAATATCGCACACTTGTCATACTCAATCGCACCGACCTGTCCGTTGCGGAATCTGTATCGGATCCATATCTGTCCGCCATACTCCTTGAGTTCTGCGTTCTCCGGTAACACAGGAAAGAACCCTGTTGTGTTGAGATTCGTATCCATTATCGGCACTATAAAACAGTTGTTTGTTGCATATAAAATGGTCGCAACCCTGTACAAGAACTGCGACCATGTCATATACTCGTTTGGTCTGTGTTTTATCTTTGTTTTGAGTTCAGGTTGTGCAGAACCCATTAATTCAACCTTGAGTTTGGAACAATGTCTTGCAATCGTGTCAATCGCAATCCTGCAAAGTTCCGATTCGTAGAGTCTGCCATTCCAACTCCTGAACACAGGTTCGTATGCCGTGAGAGTTGAAAAGTTCTGCCCTATTTTCTTTTCCTCAATAGGTCTGCGGAATATTCTGTCAAATAATCCCATAGTTACTCCTCGTTCTTTAACCTTTCCCCTATCTCGCTCCAATACTTCTCTCGCATTGTCATGGCATCAACCAATGATGCGAATCCGTCAATGTGAGCGGTTTGATGTATCTTTGTTAATCTGCCTCTGCCTCGTTCATGTGACATCTTTATTGCGGAATCCAACATATGCGACTTCATTAAATCGTTGTCACCGATAATGAGTTTTCTCTCCTTGAGTATCGCCTCGGTCTTTTGGATAACTCCCCATAGGTTGTCACCCTGATAGACATCATCGCAATGGAATCCATATTCTTTCAGATCGTTGACCAAATACTGTGCGGAGTATCGGTCATATCCTATTTTCAGGATGTATAACTGATGTTCATTCATCATCTTAACGAACCAATCGTATACATCCCTGTAATCTATGTACTTATCACCTGATAAGGTCAACCACCCTTTAGTTACGAAATGTTCGTATGGTATGCCATCCCTTGATTGCAGTTCCTCAATTCTGCCCCTCGGCAAAAAGAACTGCGAAAGGCAATATATAATGCCGTTTTTCTCCGTCAAAATACAGGCACAACTCAAGTCTGTGGTCTGCGAGAGATCCAATCCGGCAACCGCATATGAATTCTCTATCTCCTTGATGTCAAATGGCTTGCAGGCATCCATTACAACCTGCGATTCCAAGAACGCAAGACTTGAGTTCTGTTTCAAACAGGCATACTTGGTTTTGAACTCGCTCGCCTTTGAGAGTGATATCTCTGCAACCGCCATTTCCTCCAACAGATAATCAGCGGAAACCGAAACACCCAAGTTTGGATTTGCCTTGCGGAGTTCGTTGATGTCATTCCACTTGTCAGGGTCATCAATCATATATAAAAAAGGCAACAATCGTTTCTCTTTGGATTCACCTAAAAGAAACCTTGTTGACCTCTTTATTAATTCATCATAGATGCCATCGTTGATGTATCCTGATGTTGTGATTGAAACCATCAACCCCTGCCGTCTTGCACCAAACGATGACTTCAAAACTTCATACTGTTTTAACCCTGCATCGCCTTTCCATCCATTCGCAAGCTCGTCACAAATTATTGCGGAACAGTTCAAACCATCGGATTTTTGATAGTTAAAACTCAAGGGTTTGGCACTTGTGTTGGTACTCTCAATGTATATATCAGTTCTGCGTTTCTGTGCCATCCGTGACAGTTCAGGTTCTTGCAGAATCATTTGATAATACGCATCAAAACACAACCTTGCCTGTTCCAACTTGGGTGCGACAAAATAGATCCTGCCTCCGTACTCTCCGTCAAGGAATGTGCAGTATTCGGCAATACATGATGCAAGAATCGTTTTGCCGTTCTTCCTCCCCATGACAATGAACACCTCTCGGAAATGTCTATATCCGTCCTCATCCAAGATGCCGAATATCACCGACAGGAGTGCCTTTTGCCATAACTCCAGTTTAATCCGTTGAGGTGCAAGTTCTCCCTCATGATGATGGCAGAACTGTTCAACGAACATCACAGATGCCTGTGCCTTTTTGTGGTTATAAAAAAAGGACTTGTTTTCAAGTCCCTTGATTATGTATTCATATACCAACCTGACCCATTTGGAGACCTTAACTGTTCCGTCTTGGATCTGTTGATAGTATGCAAGTATGTAATTATCCATTTAACGCAGACATGAACTCATCCAGCTTCCCACCGCCATCATCTTCCTTGCCGAATGCCTTGATGATGTTGATGAGTGCGGATACTGTTCCGTTACTCGCAGATACTGTCCTGTTGTATTCCTTGATCGCAGGGTTTGACATGAGATTCTCTCTGCCTTTGACATATGTCTTGGTTACTGTCGCACCATACTCATCAATCGCCTGTTCAAGGTCATCTAATATCTTGAGTTGCACAAGATACCGCTCAAATGTTGTCCGGAAAAAGAAATTGCCCTGAACTCCTCTCTCCTCTGCCATCTTCAGTATCTTTTCTGCCTGTTCCTCCAATGTTTTCCTATCGCTCATTCAATTTTACCTATCCTATCCACAAAATAAAGGGAGAACCGCCACCCACAATTTTTCACTCGGCACAGTTCTCCGCAACTCGTTGCAACTTTGTGCAACTGAAATTTATTCCACAAAATATCAAATTACTCTCGTTGGGTCCTGGTATTAGTCCCCTCT